CTGAAGTACCAGAATAGCCTGAAATACCGCTAAAGCCTGATGTACCAGAATAACCTGATGTACCAGAGAAGCCTGAGAAGCCAGATGTACCAGAGTAACCTGATGTACCACTATAACCGCTAAAGCCGCTTATACCGCTAAAGCCTGAAGTACCAGAATAGCCTGAAATACCGCTAAAGCCTGATGTACCAGAATAACCTGATGTACCAGAGAAGCCTGAGAAGCCAGATGTACCAGAGTAACCTGATGTACCACTATAACCGCTAAAGCCTGAAGTACCAGAGTAGCCTGAAATACCAGACCAACCTGAGAAGCCGGAAGTACCGTCATTACCAGCAAATCCTTGTACGCCAGGATCACCTTGAGGACCACTATAGCCACTGTAACCTGACCAACCGCTAATACCGCTATAGCCTGAGATACCACTATAACCGGACCAACCAGATATACCACTATAGCCACTTATACCAGAATACCCACTTATACCAGAATAACCTGAAATACCGCTATAACCTGATATACCTATATATCCGCTATAACCTGAGATACCACTGTAACCGGAAATACCTGAATAACCACTGTACCCGCTTATACCACTATAACCAGAATAACCTGACGAAGCAGAAGCACCGTTAGCGCCAGAGTAACCAGAATAGCCTGAGTAGCCTTGCAAGTTTGCGCCACTCATTGAAATTGTACCTGTAACTTCGAAGTTACCGTCAAAGTGAATTGTGTTGCCTACTTGTGTTACTAAGCTATTACCAAGTGTTTGATTACTTGTCCATAATGCAAGGTAACCGCTTGTACCGTTGTTTGTAGAACCGATTTGAGTTGCTGGATATTCAACTACAACACCTGTTGAATCGCTTGTAGCGATTAACATTGGCTTAATGAACGAGCCACTTAATGAAGGAGCTGTATCTGTTAATGCACCAGCTGTTTGATCAGATAGGTAATAACCGTAACCATCTGTTAAACCAGAGAGGTTTGAAATTTGACCGTTGTATACGATTGTAAACTGACTTCCTGTTGCGTCTTGTACGATACCAATTGCATCAACAGTAGAAATACTGTCTGCTTTTGCACGTAGGTACGAACCACTCTGATCTCTGTAAATTACAGTACCAGGTGTAAAGTCGTTTGAATATGGAATTGTTAATTGTAATGTTGCGTCAGCACCACTGATACCAGACCAACCAGAGTAGCCTGAGTAACCAGAAATACCTGACCAACCGCTAATACCGGACCAGCCGCTATAGCCACTGATACCAGAGTAACCTGAAATACCAGACCAGCCAGAGTAACCGGAAATACCAGATATACCTGACCAACCGCTAATACCGCTAAAGCCGGACCAGCCACTTATGCCAGACCAACCGGATATACCAGACCAGCCTGACCAACCTGAAATACCGGAGTAGCCAGAAGTACCGCTGAAGCCGCTAATGCCAGACCAGCCACTATAACCGCTAATACCTGACCAACCAGACCAGCCTGAAATACCAGACCAGCCACTAAAGCCAGAAATGCCTGACCAACCTGAGGTACCGCTAAAGCCTGAAATACCAGACCAGCCAGAAATACCTGACCAACCTGAAATACCAGAGTAGCCTGATGTACCAGAGAAGCCTGAAATACCAGACCAGCCGCTATAACCGCTAATACCAGACCAACCGGAGTAGCCAGAAATACCTGACCAACCGCTTATGCCAGACCAACCTGAGGTACCAGAGAAGCCTGAAATACCGCTCCAACCTGAAATACCGCTAAAGCCTGACCAACCAGAAATACCGCTATAGCCAGATGTACCGCTAAAGCCCGATATACCGGAGTAGCCTGAGAAGCCACTAATACCGCTCCAGCCCGAAGTGCCAGAGAAACCGCTAATACCAGACCAGCCAGAGATACCTGACCAACCTGAAATACCGGACCAGCCGCTATAACCAGACGTACCAGAGTAACCGCTGTAACCACTAATACCAGAGAAGCCGCTAAAGCCTGATGTACCAGAATAGCCTGAAATACCGCTAAAGCCACTAATACCAGACCAGCCAGAAATACCGCTAAAGCCAGACCAGCCGCTAATACCTGACCAACCTGAAATACCGGACCAACCGGATATACCAGACCAACCAGAGAAGCCTGAGTCACCTTTTACTTGGCCAACGTTTGCCCATACACCATTACCGTATACCCATAAATCGCCAGATGCTTCATCAATAACACCATTACCATTAACTGCGCTTGGGTAAGCTGTATTTAATGTTGTTTGAGGATCGACTCCGACTGTAGGAACTGTACCAATAATAGTTACTGACGTACCATTTGTACCAGAGTAACCAGAGAAGCCTGAAATACCAGACCAACCTGAAATACCTGACCAACCGGAGTAACCGCTAATACCGCTAAAGCCACTAATACCAGACCAGCCAGAAATACCTGACCAACCGCTTACGCCGCTATAACCAGAGAAGCCAGAAATGCCTGACCAACCAGAGAAGCCTGAAATACCGCTAAAGCCTGAGAAGCCAGACGTACCACTGAAGCCTGAAATACCAGACCAGCCTGAGATACCACTCCAGCCACTAATACCAGACCAACCTGAAATACCGCTTACGCCAGACCAACCAGAGTAGCCTGAATAACCAGACCAACCAGAAATGCCTGACCAACCAGAGAAGCCTGAGGTACCAGAATAACCTGAAGTACCGCTAAAGCCTGAAATACCACTAAAGCCGCTAAAGCCTGATATACCAGACCAACCGGAAATACCAGAAATACCAGACCAACCGGAAATACCGGACCAGCCTGACGTACCGCTGAAGCCAGAAATGCCTGACCAACCAGAGATACCACTAAAGCCTGAGAAGCCAGACGTACCAGAATAACCCGAAATACCGCTCCAGCCTGATGTACCAGAATAACCGCTTATACCAGACCAGCCAGAAATACCTGACCAACCGCTTATGCCAGACCAACCAGAGATACCACTCCAGCCTGATGTACCGCTAAAGCCCGAAATACCGGACCAGCCTGAAATACCACTAAAGCCTGAGAAGCCAGATGTGCCTGAATAACCCGATTGTCCAGACCAACCTGAGAAGCCGCTGAAGCCAGAAATACCTGACCAACCAGACCAGCCTGAAATACCTGACCAACCAGAAATACCGCTCCAGCCTGAAAAGCCTGATGTACCGCTGTAACCAGATGTACCGCTAAAGCCAGATATACCGCTCCAGCCACTATAGCCAGAGATACCAGACCAGCCTGAGATACCAGATACACCAGACCAGCCACTATAACCGGACACACCGGAACCAGAGTAACCAGAGAAACCTGATACACCGATTGGATTATAAACTGCAGAAAAAGCGCCTCGATTGGGTAATGACATAAATTTATTGGGTTATTACAAATTATTTATATCTTTTAAGTGGGCTTTTTAATAATTTATTATAAAAAGCCTTAATTTAGTTTTAAACTAAATATATCCCGAACAGCTTAAGATTAGAAGTACATTTGATACCAAGTCGGTACACCACCCATTACCCCTGCATATACCCAAGTGATAGGTTGAGCTCCAAATTGTCCACCGAGCGGAACATAAGCTGCAATATAAGAAGCACCTTGACCAAATGGATATACTTGACCACCACCTTGGAATTGTAGTACAGCTACTTGTCCTGAGGCTGGTTTAAATATTAAGTAAGCTACTCCAGCCGGGGTTGAAGCTGTACCAGCTCCTGGATCCCACGTACCAGCACTGGTAGCTGTAAAAGTAAATCCTGAATAATTTTGTGATGCACCTACAGAAGACCAATTAGTATCGCCAGGTGTTACAATTGTATATACAGTACCCGGAACAAAATAACCGGCACTAACTATATTAGTTATTGTGACACAAGGAGCACTAATAACATCCCCCACGTTTGGGCTTGAAGGAAATTCAACTACTATACCATACGTACTATTAGTGTGTATTGGTCCATCATTTACAATAAGTGTTTTAGTACCACTACTAAACTGTTTACCGTATACAGTTTGAGAACTTAACGTTAAAGGCGAATTGCTATATAACCCTTCAACATTCCCAGTTAATGTATATGCAGTCCAATAATTATCAGCTTTTGTGCTTACAACTATAACATCAGAATAGTTAATAGATCCACTTCCTGTACCTGCTGCACCAGAATAACCTGATATACCGCTTGCACCTGCAGTACCAGAGTAACCTGATATACCGCTATAACCAGAAGCACCATTGGTACCGTTAGTACCAGAATAACCTGAGTAACCAGACTTACCTGAAAAACCTAAACCACTAAAACCGGATATACCAGACCAACCAGAATAGCCTGAAGTACCTGTAACTGATTTATTCCAAACAGCTGTATTAGTTAAAACTATACCTGGGTTGGTTGATGAAGCTAAAGCTACATATAAATTTTGACCGTTAGTAACAATGTCGTTAATACTATATGTTTGAGTGTTGTCATATTGACCACGATAGTTGAAGCCTAAACTATCTATACCACTATAACCGGAGTAACCAGATATACCAGAGTAACCGGAAGTACCATTTACACCTATTATACCGTTTATACCGGAATAACCACTAAAGCCTGAAAAACCAGAAATACCTGAATAACCGCTATAACCTGAAACACCGGAACCAGAATAACCTGACCAACCACTATAACCACTCTTACCGGACATACCACTTATACCATTAGTACCATTTGTACCACTATAACCACTATAACCCGATACACCACTAACACCATCGAAAACCGGTACACCACTTAAAAGGTATGTGCCAAGAATATTAAAATCACCATTAATAGTTGTGGTGGCGTCTATTATAACATCTGGACCGCTATCAAATATACTACTATTACCTAAAGAATGGGCACCAGTCCAACGTGCTAAATAACCACTGGTACCATTGTTTGTACTACCAATTATTACTCCAGGAAATTCAACAACCACACCAGTTGTTGTACCTGTACCAATTAATACCGGTTTAATGACACTACCACTTGCAGTAGGAGCATCTGTTGTTATTTGACCGGGTACTGTGTCTGAAAGGTAATAACATGTAGCATCTTCAATACCAGTTAGTCCTGAAATATAACCATTAATAACATATGTGAATTCGCTACTATTTGCAGATTGTACTACCCCTATAACTTCAGAAGTATTAATATCGTTTGCTAAAGCTAAATCGTAACCACCTGTTGTTTTATAAATTGCTTGACCTGCACTAAACGAATTTGTATATGTTACAGATTGGTTGTTAGCGTTAAAGCCTGAATAACCAGATATACCAGACCAGCCACTAACACCCGAATAACCAGAGTAACCAGATGTACCACCACCACCTGTTGAAAATATGTGTAAGTCAGTATCTGTCGTACCTGTATCGTACCAGTATATATAAGGCACACCTGCAATAATAAGACGAACCTGTAATGATTGAAATCTTATTGCTTGAGGTATTGCTGCATTAGCTGCTGCTTTTGCTGCGGTTTCGTTTGGTCCATAATAAGGACCTGACCACGTATCAACCGGTACCGGGTTGACTGGTTGTATACCAAATGGAATTTCTAAGCCTGGAGTTAATGCCATGTTACGAGAATGTTACTAATAGTTTATGCGAAGGACTATATGGTATAGCGTTCGTCATAGTATATAGGTTATAGGTAGTAGGAGTTCCACCCACTGTTATGCTTACCGTGCTTTGAGTGCTGAAGTGATCTGTCAAATCAACAAAGAATGCATTTGCATCTATAATAGTTACTAAATTGTTTGCAGCAGGTAAAGCTACTGTAAAGTTGTTATAAGTCGTTCCTGTCCAGAAATTGAATGGATTTGCGCCATTTGTGTACGTAGAACTTAAGGCTTGTACATCGCTTGAAGTAGTTGGTACAGCTGCAGAAGGACCAAAGTATATTACACCAGCCATACCAGTAGGTGTTGGAGTTGGAGTAGCTGTTGGTGTCGGTGTTGGGGTAGCTGTTGGAGCAGGAGTATGAGTTACTGTAGGTGTTGGTGTTACAGTAGGTGTTGGTGTAACTGTTGGTGTAGGAGTAGCTGTAGCTGTTGGAACAGGTGTACTTGTAGGTACAGGGGTTGGAGTTACTGTAGGCGTACTTGTAGGGGCCGGAGTCGGTGTATAAGTGACGACCGGTGTAGGTGTCGGGGTAGGTACCACACCACTAATAGCTAAATTAATAACTTGCTGTACAGTTAAACCTGAGGCAGGTATAACGTCTCCGTTTTTATATTGACCAAATGTATAACCTGGAGCTAAAGATACTGTCAAGTTTGACGGGAAAACATAATCCGAACCAGCTGCACCGGAGAAACCCGAGTAACCAGAAATACCTTGAATGCCTGGTATACCCTGTATACCTTGCGTACCACTATAACCAGAATAACCTGACGTACCACCAGGTGCGCCAGACGCACCGGAGTAACCACTGTAACCACTAAAGCCAGAAATACCTGAACCACCACCGCCACCACCACTTGCACCGCTCCACCCAAATAATGCTGATAACGAAACAGCATATGACGTGTATGTACCGTCTCCGTTTGGTTGTTCAAGATAAATTAGGTCCTGTCCAGATAAACTTGGTACCGTTGGTAGTTCGTGAGGAAATATTAAATTTGGATAATCTACGGACATGGAAGGAGGTAAATACTTATTGATACATCTGTTAGTTATTAGGACTCTTAGCTACTAAGTACGTGTTTGCGCCGGAAACTGCAACTGCACCGGTAACTGTACCGGCTTGATTTGTGACACCAATTAACCTTACAAGTACATTAGTGTCTTCGTAGTCACCGTATACTAATGTATTGGATTGAGCGTTCTCTCTATAATCAAATACTTCTGCTGAAGGTTTATCAACAAATTGCGTATATTCTTTTGTTTCCAGTACTTTTGGTAAACTGTTAACTGGACCTTCATATTTGTTGTCATATACTTGATCCATTTTCTTTTCACGTGGAGCACTAAGTTCGTAATTCCATTCATAACGTTTCGCTTTTATAGTCCATATATAATGGCCCATAATTTGGTTAGATTCTTCACCACCGGATTCATCAAGACGTTCTGTTATTTCAAATACTTTACCTGATCTACCATTAGGGCGGGTAGAACCGTATTCTGCTAACTCTATGAGATCTCCTGCTTTAGGTTCGTAGTTATATGCAGAAAGCGCACCGCTAACTGCGGTAACCGTTGTTGTGAAAGTGTTTATACCAATCCAAGCCGTTAAATCTGCTTCACCCTGTAAACCGAATTTGCTTAATATAACATTATCATTACTTAACTGGATTGCCATTACCATTGGAATAGGTGGGGCATATCTTAATAATGTATGCTCTCCATATAGATAATCATGAGCGGATAAATTATAACCATTTATATAATAGTTAATTTGCTGCCCATATTGACTTATTTGTTCTTGCCACCAACTATTGAATAAAGATATCTGCGCGCTGTTATCAGCAACATTAAGAAATCTAACACCGCTTGTTCCGTACGTACAATTGTATCCACCACTTAATTGATCCCCAACACCATCAACACCTGGTGGTGTATATGTACCAGTATCAATACAATATTTAGATAGAAAAGACGCACACATTAAAATTATTTACTATAATCTATAGATTTACAGCCAGATATACTAAATAATATTGTAAATGAAGATTAAAAACCTATCCGACCTCGGCGAACTTTATGGAAATATTGCCGCTGCTAATATTTCAGTTCCTGATGTAGTTAATGAAAAAGCTACTCAAGCTGTAGAACATACAGATACAAGTGTATATCTAACTGAGAACATGGTTAAGGCCGGAAGTGCACTCGGGGGCGGTCCTGGTGTTAAAAAGGTTGATGGTGCAGAAGTTACACCACCATTACCAAAAAGCGGTCCTGCTGGATTAAATCCAAAAAAGAGCGGCTTTAAGCCCGTAGATAAAATGGAAGATCCAGGCGCTGATGCTAAGAAAATGAAAGATGAAGAGGAAGGTAAAGAAGAGCATGAAGCAAAAGAAGGAGAAGCAGATACAGAAGCAGAGAAAAATACTACTGCTAAAGAAAAAGTTAAAGAAACTGTAGCTGAAAACAATAAATATATCTACAAACCAAAGTTTACTATGTCAAAATCAAAATTCGATCAACTATATGAGAACGCAATCAAAGGTGTTCCATTCAACGAAAACGAAGAAGCAATGATGCACGATGAAGAAGAAGCTGGTGTAATGCCTGCTACTGACGCAGCTGCAGATGGTGCTGAAATGGGCGGCGATGAAATGCAGCACGAAGAACTTCCTACACATGAGGAAGCTATTGAAATGCTTGAAAAGGTTCTTTCATTTTTAAAGAAAGATAAAGAAGTAGATGCTGAACACGGTGATTTACCTGATGAAGATCAAGAAATTGCTGGCCATACCGAAGATGAAGGAATGGTAGCTGAAGAAGTTGAAGCAGAAGACGAAGGTCATGTTTTAACTAAAGCTAATGGTTCCTTAAAGAAGGGTAATCCTGATTCAGTTAGCAAGCCAGTTGTAGCAAGTACAAAAGGTACAAACAAAGCTACAGGTGGTAAAGCTGAAGATGGTAAGATCCGTAATGAGCCAGAACCAAAAGAAGAGCACGGCGATATCAAGAAACTTCAAAACACAAAGAAGTTTACAGCAGGTGCTACTAAAGAGCCAAAGGTTGGCGACGATCTCTTTGCTTAAGACTTAGACATAGTACAGTTTACAAAGCCGTTAGCAATAACGGCTTTTTTTTATGTACTAAAACATTCCACCGTTTAAACGACCAGAAGCTGAATTGAAGTTCAGCGGCTTCCATCCCTGTGCGTATAACTCATCAACGTCAGAGTTATTGTCTTTACCGGCAAATATAGTTGGGTTACGTACTGTTGCATCTGGACTTTTACCTTTTTCGTACCTATTATATAAATCTTTTTGGCTTGGTAGTTCAATATCACCCACACTAAACGGGTCCCAATCTAACGGAGCTATTTTTAGTGGTTTACCATTACCATCTCTTTCCATTACTTCATAAAACTGTTCTACTACTTTAGTATCTAAAGCAAATAATGCCCATATTAAGGACTCTACTCTATCGTCTAAATAACGATCTGATTGTTTTTTCCACACACCATTGGCTTGTTTAACATATGTTTTAAACTCATTAATGGTTTCTTTGTCGTACAACTTAAGACACTTTAAAGTAGACATCCAATAACGTAAGTTTGCCATTGCATTGAACTTACTATTAGTGTGCGAGTATACGCCCATTCTATTATCTCTATCCGCCTTTTCAGTAAACGTACCCATACTCGGTGTGTACTTTATTAAGCTTTCATAATTGTGAGTATGTATTAATGCATCTATAACCTGAGCACCGCAATTATTGCGTTCTACTAACAAAGGTGGCCTTCCCCATTCGTGGGCTATTTCCACTAATTTCCCAGCAAAATTAAAAGGGTCAAGCTTGTTATTTGCGTACGTAGCGACCTGTTCTATATTGGTTAAATCCGTAATATCCAGTACTTGAATAGCAGAGTTAGCTCTACCAATACCATCTCCAACGTCAACCCCAATTGTATAGAAATGTCTTGGTTTTCTTTCTACATAAATCTTATAGCATTCATCATCGCTTGTTAATATGGGTTCTGGAGCTGTTTTTTCGAACTCTAACATTAAGTCACTATCTAAAGCGTTTTCACCAGCTGCTCTAAATTCATTACCGTATTCTTGATTAAATGCTTCTACAGAACCAAGAGCCTTAGCTGTCATATCTCTCCACTTTTCATCTCTACCAGGCACCTCCCACCAATCTACTCTTTCATTGTGCCAACCATTACTACCATCCAAAGATTCTGTATATATGTTATAAAATAAGTTGCCCACACCATTAGGGGTCGATAACATAAAAATTTTGGACTTCTTTGAAGACGAAATTACAGGGAATACTGATTCCCAAAAGTCGTTCATAAACTCAGGTGGAATGAATGCGGCTTCGTCAATGAGTAGACAGTTGATAGACTCACCTCTGGCAGCATCAGAGGTTGTAGTACTAATACCAATTGAACTACCGTTAGCTAACTCTAAACCGGTTTTAGCATAGTTTATAACACCCGGTTTCAAAAAGTTCGGTAACATTTCATAAGCTAAACGAATACGCTTAAAAATATTAATAGCGGTATTTTCTTTATTGGCAATTAATAGTACTCTATAATCGTCTTGAAAGCAAATCATCCATAAAGCAAATATAGTTAGCAAAGAAGTTTTGCCGACTTGTCTTGATGCTAATACAACATTAAATCTGTTATCAGTTAAAGCTTTTAAAATACGCTTTTGATAGTTATAAAGCTTAATTGGTTGCTTACCTTCATCAAGGTTAACTATATAAAAAAAACGAGAAAAATGTAATATGGACTTGCGTGCACGTTCCAAGTCTTCAATCATGACCTCATTCCATTGAAAGTTAGTCTCGGGTACAGGTAAGTTTTTATTACCTAAATAGAACGTTTCTTTAGAGGCTTTAGCCATTATAGTTTAGGTCTAACACCAAATTTTATTTTGTGACCTGCAGCA